CCGTCCGACGCATCGAACATGCCGAACTCCAGCGTGGCTGAAGTGTCAGTAGACAGTGCAACACCGAAAGATGCGCTGGTGATGCGACCGGTCTGGTATGGGAAAGCCTGTTTGGTGATCAGGCTGCCGACGTTACCGTTAGCTGCTGCGACCTTTAGTCGAATTTCTGCTGCCGATTGGTCGATCAGGTGGTTGACCTGAGTGACCTTTACCCCGGAAGTGGTTTGCTCGTTGGTAGCCCAGATATTTTGGTCAATATCCAGGAGGTTCGTGTCATCAAAGATCGCCAGGGGCGTCTGAACACGGGGGATACCCAGCAGGTCATCACGAACCTGGGATGGGGCACTCAGGTTGTCAAGAATCGGGACCGGAGTTTGGTCCGATGCAACGACAACAGGTAGGGAGTTTGCAGCAGTGTTTTGACCAGCAGGAACAGGCGTAGTCCTTCCTACTGAAATTACACTTACGCCTTCTTCAACGCTGGCCATAAGGAAATACCTTAACTAACTGAATCTCTAGAAATTCTGGGGATAACCTCTAGCGTTCCAATCGCCAGAGTGTCTTCCTTATACACAGCTATTGTACCCTGGCTGGATCCCACAGAATACGCAGGTGCGCCAGCCGTTGTTGGCTCAATCTCAAATACTGTGCTGCTAATAATAGAGAGCTTATTAGCATTAAAATCAACACCGTCGTAAACATTTTGACCGGTGCCGCTGATAATAATTTGATCCTCGACCGTCAGTTTGTGAGCTGCAGCCGTTGTAATTCTGACTTTATTAGCAGTAACGCCACCAGTGGTCGTGAACGAGGTGCCTTGCGTGATAGAGCTAATCGTTGCTTGAGTCTCTGAGTAATACTCACGCAAGTCCCAAAGAAACTTGCCCTGAAGCTCATCAGAAACATCAACGGATAGACCGAGACCGGACCGCTCTAAACCACGCTCTGTATAACCAATCGGGACGTCACGACCTAACGCTTCTGTCTGACGACTGCTTAACTTGAGTGCTACCTGACCCTTTGTTGGGTCAAGCTCAACAATTCCAAAGCTATCCACAGCCGAAGCAGGGTTAGTGCTGTCGTTAAAGAAACGACGAATATCTGCGACCAGTACAGAGTTGGAATAGTTGTAGGGAGTACCCCACGGCTTCTCGATGTTGAGGTACAGCTCGTCAAAACTGTCCCCTTCTCTGACGGTTACCGCGATATTATCGAGAGCCATTGATTAGTTACCTAGGAGCTTACGACGTAGTCGCTGTTGCGGCGAATTACCCTGTTCGACAGGTACTGGCGGAGGTGTGTTACGCGCTTTATCTAACTGTAACTGATGCAGTTGTACGACAGACTCGTAGTATTCAGCGTTAAGGCTTGTCAGACGCTGATTTTCAGCTTCTAATCGTCGAATTCTCTCCTCTAAAGGAGCAGGAGGTACGGGTCGATCAACATAAATGGTCTGCACCTCAGGCGCAGTTTGCTCAGCCATTTGAGCGATTGTTCTGTCGCGAGCAACTAAAGCTTCTTCTGACGCATTGCGGAAATCACGAAGCTGCTCTTCGAGAACGCTGATGCGTTGCTGTGCGCTCAACAAGCTGGACTCAAGACGAACCTGTTCTTCCAAGGCATCGCCAAGCTCAGATGCGGCACGACGCAGCTGGACACGCTCATAGACAGTGGCCGACTGGACGACAGACGGGGTGCTCGAAGCCTGTGTAGCACCAGGGGTAATGTCGTAATCCTCGCGATCAGGCACACGCCACTTGAGCGTGAAATCGGTCTTACGAATGTCCCCTTTTTCCTTGTAAGCGACCAAGTAGGTCACCCCCGCCGGGGTGGGATCAAGGTTGATGTCAATCGATCCGTCGGTGACGTCGAAATGACGTTCATGGCGAGCGACACCAAAGAAGGGTTGAGAAGGCTTAACAACCAAAAGGCCGTTACGGCCATCACTAAATAATTGGCCATGAACTCTCGTCACGATTAGACCTCGCGGTAGGCAACAGACAAGCCAACGTTTGCAGTACCTGTGATCACAGCGTTGATCTTTTCACCGGAGTCAGACTCGAAGAGACCAAGCGGATTACTTAGTTGAACAGTGCCGTTTACAGGTAGATAGATTTTTCCAGTGACGTTGTCAGTTGCGCCCGTCTGGAACTGAACGTTGCAAGCAGCACTGGCGCTAAGCGTCACAGACATGACACGAAGCTTGGTATTAGCGACCAGAGGAATGACGTCGGCGCTAGCAGTCAGATCAAGCGCTTTGTACTTGAGGTCGTTAGTAAAGGCATCGTGAAAAGTGACGAGTCCATCGGTGGCACTAGGCGTACCTGACGCTCGAATATAAGCATCACCACCGTTAGCGTCTCTTCCAAAAAGGGACATCAGACAAAACCCAAGAGAATAGAATTATCTGGCTCCGCAAAATCAAATTGCGTAGTAGACAAAATGAGTGTACCGGACTCAACCCAAGGAGTTTTAGTTTCGTCCCGCAATAAAGCTCGTATTCTGATCTTAACATTTGCGGAATCAGCTACAGTAATATCCGCTTCGGGCCTATAGAAGTAGCCTTGACTTACATACTGCTGTAATTGCGTGTTATACAGCTCAAGTTCATACCTGTCGATATTTGTGTCAGGTATTTCTGCACTAAAAAGAGAACCGGGAATCACATAGTCAAGAGCCCCCTGCACAATCTGCATAGGAGATTCCCAAAAGACACTTACTCTTGCTGTAGGGTCAATAGCTGTCATTACGGCATTGGGTTTGTTGTACGGATCCTGAAGGTGATCTTATTGCCATCAAGCGCCTTATTTACCTTTGTATTCAGCGTCCTGCGGTTACCATAATCTGCTTGCCCTTTGTTGACATAGTCATACTTGGCATGATCGTATTTGATGCCAATGATCTGATATGTACCGTCATCATTCTCAGATATCTTCTGCACCTTATATCTATTGAATTGGTTATTTACATTATTAGTTGAACCTTCATTAACGAGGATCCACATCATATTTGATGAAGGAGCCTGGCTCAACCCCGTCACATTAATCGTTCTTCCAACAGTTGATTGAACGTTAGCGCGTTCGGCTAAGCCTGCTGTTGTATATGTGTATAAATACCATTCACCGCCACTGTAATTAACACCAGAAGTTAAATCACGATCCACGGTAATTGATGTTGTAGTAGCAGAGGCAATCCGACCACCAGCCTCTATTCGTGTTTTCAAAGGGTCGCCAATCAGACATACATCACCGGGAAGCAGCAAAGCACCTTCCGGACCGACTTTAAAACTAACGGTTTCAGTCGAACGTAAATTGGTGGCTAGGGTGTAACGACCCATTCGCTTGGCCTGCTCACGATCTGTGCAACCCAATGCCCTTATCTTCTGCAAGTTATAGCCGTATTTCTGCATCGCATCTCGGTCCTCTACAAGTACCTTGGCTTCTTTGTAGAAGTTGGTCTTATCGATATAGCTTACTTGTATAGCTGTTGTTCTAGCTCTCTTGGCAGTGCCCTCGTAGACAAAGCTTGGCTCCGCATCTCCACCGTCTGAACCCTGAATTACATTGGCATTAGTAAATAGAAAATGTTGCTTTGTGTCTTTTACTTGATCGTCAATGACAACAGAAACATAACCTCCTTGATAAACAAGCTGCCCCTGGAAGGTAGACGTAATGCTACGCAATAGTTCGAGTGTATCCGCGTCACCAGAGATAGTTGCATCGAAGGTTATATCGTGGTCTTCACAGTATTTTTGCGCCTTATAAAAAGATGCCTTATCAATATCCTCAAAGCGTATGCCTGGTTGAAAGACTTGTTCGTTTAATGGACTGTTCGTAGTGAATGTTCGTTGACCGGCCCCATACCTAGCGTTTGTAAGCAAGTCAAGAAGAACATTTGCAGGGTTACGAGACCACTCGTAACTAACAGATAAATTTCGGCGGAGCACAGGCAACTTTCTACCTTTGATAAGTGCTGTGATACCAGGGATTCGACTTACAGCGCCTGCCTTAAAACTGCAAGCCAATAAGGAGGTATGTGGGTAGACAAGTCGTTCATTCCACAGAACTTCCATAGAAAGCCAGGTGAACCCACCTTTGACCCACTGGTAACTTCTAGATCCTGATCCCCCTTTGTAGTTGTAGGGCTCAGGTGGAGTGTTTCTGTCAATACGCTCAATCCTGACAGAAATAGGTTGGGCTCTGCCTGAAACATCGATTTCATGTACTACAAGTTGATTATGTAGGATCTCACTTGCAGTGGGTTTTTCAAGAGTAAAAAATTTATTACCATCAGCAAAGACTTCGAGTCTGTATTTGGGTGGATTGTTAGCACCGCCTGAGCCATCCTTATCACGGGTGTAGGGGAGATATTTAAATTCACCGTCACCGCTTTTACTTGAAAAATTTCTTGTTTGGTAGTAGGGCTCCTGCATAATTCTTACGCGAATCTTGTCGGCATAAGGTTGATTAAACGATCGAACAACAACTGTATTGGGGCTCTGTGACAAAGGTATATTTTCGTCGTAATCACCGCCGCCTACAGGGAACGATGTCCCGATCTGCATATGAAAACCTTGATTCTTGATTTCGTTTATCTGAACATCATTGTGTGTGCCATCAGTGAACTCGACTACATCGACACCAGCAGCTGAGCCTTTAAGACCGTTGAAAAATATGTCGTCTTCTTTATTGTTGGGAAAACCTTCGATTTCTCCTTCAGACAATACACCAAGCCAAAATGCTTTTGCGTCCTCGGTGTCTTTGCCGTCAAGAATATAAGAACTGACAACAGGGATATCGGTTACCAGTGTTTCTCCATAAATCACAGGAACGGGAGTGCCGTCAGCAGCGGTGGCAGTACCTGCGTTGGTAATTGCGTCGTCTGCAGGCCTGCCCTCAGTCTTCATTTCGGGATCAGGTACACCAGGGGCAAAAAGACCAGCAATTCCAGTAAATATCATGCCAAAGCCCATAGCCATGATGGCCGTTTTAATACCGGCAGAAATGGTCCCTGCAGCACCAAAGGTGACCAAACCAAAACCAGTAAAGGCAAAAGCTACAAGAATGACACCAATGAGAATTTGACCAAAGGGACTATTAAAAAAGCTTCCAGTGACGACGGGCACAAGCGTCATCTCAGACGCGCCGAAGGCAAGATGGTCGTAGCCAATCAGGTCATCTCTGGTCAGTAGCTGAAAGAACAGGCCGTATTCATGTGCCGAACTTAGAAACGCTCTAAAGCCCGGAATAAGCTGACACAAGGCTCTGATGGCCTCATTCGGTGTGCGAACATCTAAGTTATGTTCGTAGCCAAATCGTTTACCGGCTACACCTTCCAGCCTGATCTTCATCATTTACCTAGT